TGTGACACTGGTGATACCTTTAGTGGCTATGTTACCTGTCATCGTGCCGCCAGCTTTGGATAAATTGGCAGCACTACGCGTATCAGACACCTTCATTTGCGTGTCAATTAGGTTCATGTTGGTGTTAATTTTACCGCCCCAAGTATCTTCTGACGCGCCTACTTCGGGTTTAGTTAAGCCATAATTGGGTGTGGTTGTATCTGCCATTGCAATAATCCTATTGTTAATCTGTTTGCATTATACTATAAATTAGTCCAAGTCGCGCTATCCGTTGCCTTTGTAGCCCACGTTGCTACATCTATAGGCAATGGCTCGTACTTATAACGCCCTGTGGCTGTCATGCCTGACGCTGCGTTAATAGTAGCCGAACCAAACATAATAGCCGAACCATTAGCAATAACACTTGATACAGCATCAATTTCTGCGCTTGCAGAGTACACCATTGCACCTGTAGCCGTAACTGATGATGCGGCATTGATCTGGGCCGATGTGCTTAATACTAACTGTCCAGCAGCCGTAACATTGCTTACAGCCTCTACTACAGCACTAGCATGACCAAATTTCTGACCATTAGCCGTGACATTAGATACAGCCTGAATAACAGCCACACCTTGAGCAATACGTTGACCAGCAGCCGTAACATTAGAAGCCGCATTAATAACAGCAGCCGCGTCTACATAAGCAGCCTGCCCATAGATGTTAATGCCATAATAAGCAGCACCGTAACCGTTCATATTAAGTTAGGGTAATGTCAAATTCACCTGCTTGAAACCTAAACACATCACCGCTAGCGATTGGTTTACTAGCAGTTAAAGCTGTCTCAGCAAGCATATTGCCGCCAGAAGCAGCGTCCAATACAGCCGTATGCGTTACAGTACCCCAACTACCCGTAGCGGTTGGAAACTCTACCGCACTTGTATTGTCGATCGCACCAGAAACAGACGCATCAAAAGCCATAGCTTTGCGCGTGTATCCATTTCCAGATACTTCTGTACCAGTGCCGCCTGCGCCCGTGGCAGATGTATAAAGGCCGATATAGACGGTTGATGGTGGTGTATACGCGGCATTGCGAAATACATGATCTAGCACTTCATTTTCCAAAAACGTAGTAAATGACATATTAGTAACTTCCTATTTTTAATCTTAGACCTGAGCCAGAAGCGGTTGAACGGCTGCTAGCAGTATTAACCCTAGCTACGCCAGCAGAGTAAAGGGCGGCCCATACATTAGCCCTTTCATCTTCTTTTAAATATGGTGCGCTATGAAGCAATGCGCCATAAAGGTAAATATCTGGGTATTGTGTTAATAGCCAGTTAGTAGCGTTAGAACTAGATAGTGTGGGTATTTTTTCATAGTACATTAGGATTGCGCTATATGCACCATCTGGTGTTGGGAATAATTCAAACTGTGAAGAGTTTAGAGAATAATTTGTTGGCGTTCCTGTTGAGTTATTTACAGACGCTCTTGAGTTTTGCATAGTAGCCAAAGACATAAAGTTTAAGCTGCTAGTGCCAGAAGCGGTTAAATGAAAACGTATCGTAGATAACCAATCAGAAGGTATACCAGTAAATTGACTATCAACCGTAGTCTCTGCGCGTTTTTCCATGCGCCAATGTCTAATCTCATTGTTGATGGACGATTCAGCTAAAGAGATGAAATCAGGTATCGTAGCCGTTAGATCGTCACGGTTCAAGAAATTGGCAATAGATGCCTTTAACTCAGTGTATGTTGAAATAGCCATTGTGGTTCCTATAGTTTTGCTTATTATACCCTAAAGTATTCAGTCATACATATTGTTACATAATAAGCCAATAACATTCATATAATCATTATTATCCTATCTTGATTTTTGTCCTGCTACTATTTGTTTATTTTGGGGAATACCTGATACATTAGGGTCTTTTAATGTGAGCCAAGGTGGTGTTGCTATTCTTTCGTCCATTGTCATATTTAAACGCTCTTGAACATTTCTAGATTCTGTTTCGCCTGCTAAATTTCTATAAGCCATGTATTTTTCATCTGGACTATTTACCAGCCTATAAGCGTGTTCTCGTATTTCATCCATAGATACATCTTTATTTGCAGGGTTATTTTTCAACCTTTCAATCATACTTTCCATTAATTGATCTAACTGTCCCTTTTGGAATGTATTTGGGTTTCCACCTCTAGCAAAGTTTTCTTTTTCTTGTATCCAATGCTGGCGTTCATGCGCCATAACGCTACGCATATCAGGGTTATTTGGGGAATTACCTCCCTTTCTGTATCCTGCTTTTAAAGTCACATCACCCGTACTAGGACTAATAGAGCCTAAAGTGCCGCTATCAGAACCAATAATTTTCTTGTAGTCAATGTTTACATCATCAATAGATGGGTAAGCTGCACTAAAATTTGGCTGAACAATTACATCTTTTGATCTAAACGTACCTTTGGTTATGTCTTTAGATTCTAAATTTAATTCTTCAAGCGCGTATTCTTTGTAATCTTTACCTCGTAAATCAGAGCCATTTAATTTAGCAATCTGATTCAAATCTTCATTAGAAGCATTTTGTATAAAGTTTCTATGCGCTGCAATCGACCTTGTAGATTTTTCTTCAATAGAATCAAAAAGTGATGTAGGTTCTTTATATTCCAATCCTTGGTCACTTATTTCTTGTTTCCATTTACCATCAATATCTTTAAACATTGGTGCGCCTAGTTTGCTAGTCTCATCCCATATTTTATCTCTACTAGCACCTTTGTTAAATAAATCGGTAGCAAGCTTATAAGCTTTAGTATTTATAATATTAGACCTTAAACCTATAAACGTAGCCATTTTACCGCCACCAGTAGCTAAATCAAGCAAGTCTAATTCTGGTGATACGGTTAGCAATCCCTGCGCTTCTGGGTTTTGCTGGTAATAAGGTAATGGGTCACTGACACGCTTTAAGTATTCAGCTTCTGCTGACTGCATTTGATTAATCAAGCCCTGCTTACCTAACTCTAAGTTTGGACGGTCAGCAAGTAAACCAGCACCAATGGAGCCAGCTTTTATATAATCTTGCACTTGAGCCATGTAATCGTCTAACAATCCAGCCATTAGATAAAATACCTTACAATAAATATTGCTTGATTATACCACGATTAAACTAAACCTTTAATACCACGCTTTAACGCACCACGGTTCTTTCGTTTACTCTTGCCTAGATCGCCTGCTGCAAAAGCTTGAGCCATTTGCCTAAGTGCGTCTGCTGCCTCACTGTGACCTTCTGACTTATCAGGTATGGAAGTCCATCTGCTTTCACTGTTTGACCATTTACGCCTATATGCTTTTAGATGATCTAGTCCTTTGGCGCACTTCACCTCATCAATATAAATGTATGGAAAACAATCACTTACCTGCTGTATGCCCCAAAGTATATCTTGAATACGGGGCACTACTCGCCAGCTTGAGCTAGGCATTAACTCTTTAAGCATCTGCTTTGGGGATTTATTGCTAGTCTGGCCCTGCCTCTTGTGATCCGCGTCATGGGGTAGATATATATCATTAAACACCAAATCAAGCGATTTAAGCCACTTTACCGCATGGCTGTATGGTTCTGACCATGCTTCATAGAAGTCTATACAGCGCAGTTCTAGCCCTATCTGCTGCACTACCCATATGGCACAACCATCACTAGCACCAATGTCAAAGAAAGCCATACATGGGTGTGAGTTAACTACAGGAAGTTTACAGATACGCTTGTCTTCTTTTGCTTGGTTTAGTTCCCTACGCCAGAAGCTGCCTTCTTGAAATTCCAGATAATCCCCACCCCATACGTGGGAGTAACTGTCTGGTCTTTGCTCCTGATCTTCTAATCGCTGCTCATTTAGAACGTCTGGGAACCATGGGTTATCCTGCCAATTTATGGAGGTTATATTACAATTCTTGGGAGTGTTTTCAATGAAGCGCACATTCGTTGCTGACTTTCTAGACTGTCTATTCCAGATACACCAAAGCTCGGAATTTTCTTCACGGATGGATGGGAGTAGGGTTGTATAAGCTGTCTCTGATATAGCCTCTGCTTCATCAATGAAAGCTAATATAATGCGTGACTTTGATTTGATGCTGTCTAGGTTGCGTGATAGTCCCGCAAATGAGTAGGTAATTAACCCATCAATGCTTCTGATAAAATGGTCGCCACACTCATAGTAATCATTAAGAAACGGGATGCTTTGAATACCGCTTTTAATCTCTGAAAACGATGATTCACTCAGACTGTTGCTGTACTGGCGCAAGCATAGTATCTGACCTGATTTTCCAGCCTTACCCCATCTAAAGCCATAAACCGCAGTCATAATAGCAAAAGCTCTTGACTTAGCCCCACCACGCCCACCATAAGCGCACCTGTACCTAGCTTCACCTTGAAAGATTGGAACCAGCTTTGGTGGTAACTCTATATCAACAATAGACATTAAACGTCATCAAATCCTTTGGCTACGAGTTGAATTACTGTAGGTGCTGACATAGAACCATCACTGCTTGTCTGGTCTACTGTGGACTTCTCTGACAGCCCATGCTTACCCATCAAAAGCTTAACTAGGTTAGCGTTCATATCACCGCCTAATCCACCATCCATAGCCACAGAAAATTGAGTTAACTTAACCTTTGCTAATATCTCCCTAAATTCATCATCATCTTCTGCCCATCTGTACAAAGTTGTTTCACTTATGTCTAAATGTAAGCATAGATCTTGGTGGCTGGGTATTAATCGCTTATAGACGTTAACGTAGTTACGGGCTTTATCTATTAGCTCTGGCGTTCTTTTAGTGGGTCTACCTGCTGGCATGATAACTATCTCTTTAAAGGTTTATTTCGTCTTTATAACACATTAAGACATTGAAGTTAATTGCAATGAGGACGGTGCAATCTTACACAGTCGTACTACTTAATCATATACATGTAATCTTGTAGCGTCATTCCTAATTCTTTGGCGGTCTTTATATCATCTACGCCAGTTCGTGCCTCTGTTATCTTCCTTGACTTATCATGCATCATTTCTTCATTACGTTTAATCACTTCTTTGGCTTCATGTGCCGAGTATAAAGTTCTGCGGTAATGTTCATTAGTCATGCAATCAAACCGTTTATAAACCATACCCAACAAATTAACCCGATTACTGCGCCAATACAACTGAATGTGCGCGTAGTGTAGTCACGCTTGACCTTGTTAGTTACCAATGGACTTGATGTTAAATACTTATAATCTTTCATATCATACCCAACCCATTATTTCATCATGTGCCATTTCCTGCACAAACTCTGAATTGTCATTGGTTAACGCTTCTAGCTGTTCATCTGTTAAAGCATTACCATTAGCATCGTCTGCGCTTTCAATGTAAGCGTCCACAAAATCTGGGTAATCGTTCATGCAAATACCATCAACAACTACGTTTTTTAATTCTTTAATGTTCATAATTATACCATTTTTAACCAATTAGTTACACCCATTTTATTATGGGTGCATTGTTCTAAACTAATTTCTCATGTTATAAAATATTATAGTATGCTGATTCTTCTATAAGATCATTTTCTTCTAGCCACTCTAAGCATAAATCCATAACCATCTTATCGTTCCGCACATCAAAAAACTCTATGCGGTCAGCACTAAACTCACGACCATCATCACATATAAAAATAATGTTTATTACCGTACCACCAGCCCATGTAAACCGATGATCAGCACATTCAAATACTCGATAAGTTTTCATAATGTTATACTCCAATTAATAGTAATAAAGGCGACAAAAGCATAGCACCCGCCATAAAAATTCCGCTATACAGTGTTAGATAATCTTTCATAATAACCTCCTTATGCTTTAAAATTTGTTATTGTTTCGTTTGCTCCAAAATGGAACCATATTCGGCATGTAATATATTCTGCTGAATCTACAGTATACTTTTCCAATAGATATGCAGTCCTACTGCTTTTTTTCTTCCATTGGGAACCGTTACTATTAAAAGCCTCACCTATTGCTAAATCTTTAAAAGTTTTCATAGTGTCACCCCGTCAATGGTTGCTGCAAAATTCTTAATGCTTGCATTAACACCTAATGCGCGTAATCGGCTTCGCGTGGTAGATGTGGGCCAATCTCTGAACGTATCAGCGTTCGGTACTATGCTATCTGTAGTATGTACAAATGTGGCTATGTGATGCCCATGCAAGTAGATTGCGCTTGAGTTTACTTCTGGTGCATACCTAACAGATGTATTAGCAAAACTAAAATCATCTTTGTTTACTACTGCTGCGTTCATTTGCTTTTCAATTTTTCTCATTTTTATTGCTCCATTTGTTTATTTACTTAACTTGGAACTATTATAACACTTCTGTTGATATGTGCAACACTTTTGTTTAATAAAAGTTAAAAAACTTTATTGGTGAGAATACAAAACCCCCAAGCATCTAAATTTTCTTCGTTAATGGTCTTTTCATCCCAAAGTAAGGCAGCATCAAAACCGTTTTGTTTGACTATCTGTAATCCAGCCAATGCATTTATATAACTATCACCTAACCAGTACATATAATGATCTTCAAGAAAATTAAACGATTCTAAATCGTCACCTTTAATAAAATCAAATGCAGAAAGATCATCTGCACTCATTTGCCCAATATTGCAGGCCGTATGCCACAACATTTTAAAATCTTCTATTTCAATTTCAATTTTCATTTTTAGCTCCAAGGGCTTAACCCTGTTATTGTTATGCTTTTAAAGAAAAAACACCTTCACGTAACATAAAATTAAACTTAGTTGTATAGCTTTTAACTTTTTCGCCAGTTTCTAAATTAATGTATCGAACATTTTTAGCACCAATATCTCTAATTTCAATATCAAAACCGTGATTATTATTAGTTAAAATGTCACCTTTTTTTAATTCATTTGCATTTTTCATAATCTAATCCTAGTACCAAGTACCGCTTTGTCAGTGGGGGCGTAGCCCCTATTAGTAATTAAGCTAATTTCATATTCATCTAAGAGCATTAACATATAGATCTTCGTCTATATCAATTAGCTGTAGAGCACAGGTCTGTAAACAACGCATCATAGACCTTTGACTGAAAGTAGTATTACGACCATCAGGATAAAAAGCTTTTACTAAAGGCTCAAGCTCCATATCTAACATTACAGACAAGGTAACACGATCAGCGTGATCGCCTATATCCAATGGTTGAATTGCCTGATTCTTAGCAGTATTCTTATTATTAACATATTCCTTTAGATTCTGTGGGAACTTTATATTCATCATAATATTTTCTCTTTATTAATTTATTTACTTACTTAACTTATGTCCATCTTATACAATTATGTTTATAGTGTCAACACTTTTGTTGAAGAAATATTAATTACATAATCCCGCTTTCATTTTGTTCATCAAAAGAATCCCAAAACGATTTCTTTTTAAGAGTGTTTATTTTTTTTGTTTCTGATTCTAGTCGTTCAGCTATTTCTCTTTCAGTTTTATTATTTCTAAGCATTGCATTTGTTATAGTAATAATCTGCATTTTGTTTAGTGTTTTATTTTCTTTTTGTGATTGGTTCATGCTAACTCACCATTAATATATAAATTCATGTTCAAATTGAAGTTGATTTAGCTCAATCAATATGTCGTTACACCAATCCCAACGATCAATGACAACCGCTTCTGCACCGTGACGCTTTCTAATGCTTGGGTATGTTTTATTAGTGCCTAAAGCAATATTAGCTTGATTATGTTTTAAGATAACGTAGGTCAATTCAGTGCGAGTTAGTTTAAACCCTCCCATCATAGCCTTAGCCATTTCCAATGGTGACTGATTCTTTTCAGTCTCGCTGTACGCTTCCCATAAAAAACACGATGCTGCTTTTTGATTAACTATATACATGGTTCTGCTCCAGTGTTGGGGCCGTAGCCCCTAATGTTAGTTTAAGTATTCTTCGTACTGACTTTTACTTTTTGCTTCCGATATATATTCGGAAGATGCACATACTCGATCATTGTTTTGCAAAACACAGATATCGTAAGGCTCAATATCAGTAACTTCCAACCAATGCTTTGATTCGTGTAAACGAACAAAATCACCTATAAATAAAATCATGTGATGCTCCAAGGGGCCACGGCCCCGTTTATTGTTATTTGACTGCTTCGATTAATCGGTTAACTGCTTCTAATGCCCTCTTAAAAGCATCTTCTTGACTCATGCCTTGAGAGATTAAGTCATTGGTAAAAAAATCCAACATCTGCATGGCTTTAATTTTTTGTGCTTGGTTCATGTTTTCTCCGTTTATTTACTTAACTTGCAGGCATGGTAAACCCTTGTGTTTAATATGTCAACACTTTTGTTGAAGAAAGTTAAATAAATACTCGGATAGTTCTAGAACTGTTCAGATAGTTTGATCGACAGGCGTAGTTTAGCCTTAAAAATTTGCTTGATTCTTCGCAGGTATTTAATGTCATGCTTAACAATAGCATTGTTATTTTCTAAAGCTTCGACTTTTTCTAGCCCAATTAGCTTAACTAAATTAATACGATACTCAACGACATTACCACTCAAATAGCGGTTGCAGCGGTGACACTGTTTAGCGCAGTTGTGTAAATTAAAACTAAGGTGCTTTGCGCTGCCTCTGCTTCTATAATGGCCTGCGTCCCAGTACCCACCCAAGCCATGATGTTCACCCATTGAATCGCAACTTATACAAGATAAGTGCCTGTCCCTGTGTCTGACGTATGCATTAAACGCGCTTTGAGCTTCTACGCGCCATTGTGATGCTGTTTTAAGCGTGTCCTTTAGTTTTGTAAGGTTTTCACGCTTGCGCTTCTCTGAGGTGTACACAGCAGCCTTTTTGCCATGTTGCAACACGCAATCCATAGAGCAGAAAAAACCTAGAGGCACTTTAACGCCAGAGTCAGGGGCAGCGTATACCTTGCAGTGGCGACACTTCTTTTTAGCGTTAGGCATAAGTAGGCGGTTTTGGCAAAGGTTGCCAATGAGTTATATTTTCCATGCCTGCGCCAGTATCATCAAATGGCAAGCCTTTAGTTATAAAGCCAATAAAAAACTCTTCATTTTCATCAATTAACAATACATCACCATTATGGTTGGGGTGCTTATTTTCTATGTTAATCCATTTACTCATTTCTGTGATTCCCTATAAGTTTCGTAATCAGATAAAGTTTTGTCGGTAAACTCAACACCGTATTCAGAGCCTTTAACGTGCAGAAATTCGATAAACTCGCTACCGTTAACTTTGCTAAAAGTTTTAACGCTTGGTCGTATGCAGACCATGTGCGTCCCACACAGGCTAGTTACCCATTTATTACCTTTCCGTAACGGCTCACCCATTTGCTGTTTCTCTGTAGCAAAGTTAGAAACTAGCAACGCTTTCCATGTATCACGGTCATAATCAAGATCAACCTGTTTAGCTATGTCTCCAATCATTGCGTGGTAACATTTGTCTTGCAGATCAGTTGTACCCTCACGGCCTAGCGTCACTATTACTGGTGCGCCACTTCTCAAACCCTTGTTAGCCATTTCCCAGACCTTGCTCATCTCTTCTTTTACGTTATCACTTGTGACCGTAAAATTTATATCAGCCATGATTTTCACCCAATCCGACAAATTCACCTAAAGTAATTTCAAAATAATGAGCAAATTTTATTGCTAGCGATACTTTCATATCATTACCGTTACGCCAGCGCATTACTTGCTGCGGATGTACGCCAAAATCTCTAGCTAATTGTGACCCACTGATTTTAGACCGCGCTTGTGCTACTCTTAAAGCAGTTCCAGTATTAGATATTTCCATGTTTATTTCCCCTTAATGTGGTATATTTAATTCGCTCCAGTAGTAAGAAGCTTACCCCACCCTAAAAAAGTGGGGCTTTTTTTGCTTACTAAAAAGGTATGTCGTCTGCCTCATCAAAGACATTATCAGCTTTTGGTGCTGCTGTTGGCTGTGATTGTGTTTGCTGAGTGTCTTTTAATGTAACGCTCAAACTCAATGCTGGTGATTTAGGATTAGCACCTTCCTTGCGCTTCCAACCACTTAGCCAGTAATCTTTACCGTCAACCATAATAGAGCCTGTCAAATCTGGATGGTTATCCGTCATCTTCTTACTATTGCCCCAAACTGCCCCACGATTGTTGTTATCAAAGTCACTCATAATTACATCCCCTTTTTGCTGCGAATAAATTCTTGCTGTTTGCCAGTACATTGACTCCACAGTTTTTGTTTCTCGTTTTCATCTAATTCAGCTAGTGCCTCGTTCATCATCGTATGCTCACCCGTAGCCTCACTTTCAATGACTAACGCCACTAAGTCTTGCATTAGCTTTTTGCTCACACGTTTAACAGGTGGTGCTACTGGCTCTGGTTCATTGCGATACATAGCCATTTCGCTATCATCATCGACACTTGGAATACCTGCCAGTGATTGCAAAGCATAACGCCTTGCGTAAGTAATCGCTGAACCTGCGCCTTGCGGTGTCACTTTATCCATAGGTAATAAGTATTCGTTTTGCAGCCATTGTCCAGATTTGTGCATGAGCATAGTAGATACACCAATGCCGTTACCGCCAGCAGATGTAACTGGTAATTGAACAAACGATAAACCATATTTAGCAAACGGTTCTTTGATTACTTTTATTACACTGGTCAAATCAGCGTAGCTACTTTTAAAGAAAGGGTTGTTGCTGTCTTTAATAGCCCCGCCCATTTCTGCCTGCGCCAAGCATAACGCTGTGGCTAGGTCTGTGATTGATTCTGATTGCTTCATTATTATTGCTCCAATTTATTAACGTACCAGTACAGTTTAACACACTTATGTAGTGATTGCAAACATCAATAACACCTTTTAACACAACGATGAATAAATTAAATACAAATAGGTGTTGCAAAGCATAAACACTTCTGTTATAATGTTTGTAAGTTAATAAATAAACAAACAAACGGAGCAACTAGAATGAACGCAAACAATCCAGCCAATGACGTATATATGTATGAGACTGAAATTGCAGACAAACGTGATGATTTGTTTTATGAGATTACCAGAACTGGTTCTGCTGCTGGCTATTCATTGCACGACTTGATTGAGACAGTTGACGATGAATATAAAGACAACATCATTGCTATGTTAATGGTAGGTAATGACGATGTAAAAGAATACGCCAAAGAGCATTTGCTAGAATCGTTTAAAGAAATGCTTGACGATGATGCAATCTTAGAAATTTACATAGACGATAACTCAGAATTTTAAACGTAGTTAAATTAATAAACTGGAGCATTAATAATGATTAAAAAATCAAATCAACATTATCAACCTTGGTCAACAGATGATACTTCATTCGCTTGGGATTCATTTGCAAAAGGAAAATCGCATGGATGGATAGCTAAAAAGCTAGGTAGAACTGTTAAATCTGTTGAGATAAACATTAGTAAGACTAGAGTAAGTTTAAAGACTGTACCGTTTAAGCTAGATAACTTTGGCCCATCACCAGCTATCGGGCCAGCAGTAGTAAAGCATACTCGTAAATCTAAAGCTAAAAAGAATGAAGTAGTTGATAATAACCAGAGGTATTGGCTTATGTTCTTTACTGGCTTTGCTGGTGGTATTTTTGGAGGCGTAGTTACAGCCTTTATACTTTAGCAAAAAAAACGGGCTTGCAATTAAGTAAGCCCGTCTATAGAATGAATGTGTTGGTGAAGACGTTGAAGCGTCATTCGAGCCAGCGAGATTATCGGGAAAGAACCAGCGCCAACACAAGTGTAGTCTATCTTACGCGTTTGGACGTTACAAGACCTTTCCTAAATTTCGCAGTTTGAATCCGACATATTATGTGGGTTTCTTTAGCGTTGCCACGATAAAAAACAACTCTCATGTCACCAAGACTTTAAACTGGGATAGCACTTACCGCACAGGATTGATGGGACTGACCGAAGCAGCAGCAATGCCAAGGTACAAACATAGTTAGCGGATACACAATAGGGGGCAGACCAGCCAATCACGGATGATAAACGGTTTATGTAAATTGTGGTGAGTGGATTAGCAAATAGCATATCGTTGGTAAAGGCTACTAGTAAAAACTACTAGGTATCCCAAACCATCTAAATGACTACTATGCCTAAAAAAAGTGGAGCAATAATAATGAAAATAACATTAAACGAAGCAGAGCAGAAGTTAGCAAAATTCTTAGCCAGAAAGCGTTATGAAGATAACAGGGCTAAAGGCAATCCAGACGGTAAGGTAGGTGAACAGACTAATGAGCAAGTTGACCTTGAGGGTATATCTGGTGAAATGGTTGTATGTAAGATGTTTAATGTATACCCAGACACAGAAACTAATTATGAAGAATTACCAAAGTATGATTTGAAAACGCCTAAAGGTAGTCGTGTAGATGTTAAAACGACAAGATACTCATCTGGCAGAATGTTAGCCACCATGAAGAAAAAAGTTGAAGATTGTGATATTTATGTTTTGGTTGTTGGTGAGTTTCCATCATACAAAGCGGCTGGATGGTGCAATGCTAAAGAACTTCTAAAGCCAGAGAATATAATTGATCTAGGTCATGGTGATGTTTATGCTTTAGATCAAAATAAGTTGAGGGCTTTCAAATGATGAATTTAAGGCCGCATCAAGAACGCGCTATTGATATGCTACGCACATCGTTACGAAATGGTAACAAGCGACCAATACTAGCCGCGCCATGTTCGTTTGGTAAAACAATTACAGCAGCGTACCTACTTCAATCAGCAGCAGCTAAAGGCAAACGCAGTATCTTTATCTGTGACCGTATCAAATTAATTCAGCAGAGCCTAGAAGCGTTTAGTAGTGCTGGCATGAACTTTGGTGTTATCCAAGGTAATCACGAACTAACAAATTATGCAGCACCAATACAAATAGCCAGTACCCAGACACTAGCCAGAAGAAAGCGCATACCTGAGTTTGACTTAGCTATAGTTGATGAATGTCATACGCACTACGCTAGTTTAGGCAAGATCATGGATAGCTATAATAACGTGCCATTCATTGGCTTATCTGCTACCCCATATTCTAAAGGTTTAGGTCAGCACTACGATGATCTTATTGTACCGATTACACCGCGCGAGTTATTAGAGCAAGGATACTTATGCCCTGTAGACTACTATGGTGGACGAAAAGTGGCACTAAAAGGTATTAAAACAAAACAGCTATCTACTGGTGGAAGTGATTATGACCCTGCTAGTTTAGCAGCAGCTACGGAAGATGATACAGGTTTGGTAGGTGACATTGTACGGAACTGGCTTGAGCATGGTGAAAACGGACAGACTATTGCCTTTGCACCTAGCATCAAACATAGCAAGCACTTGGTTGAGACATTCAATAACGCAGGCATTACAGCAGAACATATAGACGGATACATGGACGCAGACGAGCGAGACATTATTTATGCTGCCCACACTAGGGGCGAGTTTAAGATTCTGTCATGCAGCCGATTGTTAAACACTGGCTATGATGAACCTACCGTATCTTGCTTAATTGATTGCTTTCCAACCAAGTCATTGATTACTTTTGTGCAACGCGCTGGCCGTATTATGCGTACAGCAGAAGGTAAAGACAAAGCGATTTACCTAGACCATGCTGGCAATGTAGATCGTCATGGATTTGCAGAGGATATTATTCCAGAATCATTAGACGATGGTATTCAGAAGTTTAACGAAAAGAAGCTAGTTAAAAAGAAAAAAGAATCAAAGGTTAAAGAGTGTCCACAGTGTACACAACAGATGGTTGGATTACGCTGCAAGTGTGGTTACGAAATACCATTGACTGAGCAGATAGAAACCACAGATGAAATTCTACAACGATTAACACCAGACCAAAGAAACAGAAAAGACACAAAGCAAGACAAAAGTGTTTTCTATTCAGAGTTATTGTTGTACACTCGTAGTAAGGGCTATAAGACTAGTTGGGCTAGTCATAAGTACCGTGAGCGATACGGTGTATGGCCTAACATGATTAAACCTCAGATGCTTTCCAATGGAATATCTGATGAAACAAGAAAATACATAACAAGTACCCAGATAAGGTACGCAAAACGGAGCAATGCAGCATGAACATACCATATATTGCAGAAGGATTAGGTTTAAAAAAGATGGGTGGTGAGTATAAAGGCCCATGCCCATGCTGTGGTGGTGATGATAGGTTCCACATCAAAGAAGGTAATGGTGGAGTTATGTTACTTCACTGTCGCTACTTATGTTCTTACGCTTCAATAATGCAAGACCTAAGAAATCGTGGCTTAGTTGAGAATGAGCCATTTGAACGCGTAGGGCCAACAAACAGTCAACGCGCTACGATAGAAACAGACAAAGTTGTAATGATGATCTACGAGGCTGACAAGCGTGGTGGTAGGGAGCAATCACTGGCTGACTACCGTAGGTATAAGCTGGCTAAAGAACGTCACACCGCAATGACTGCCAGCCCATCTTATTAAAGAATTAATTACACTTTAATTGTTTATCTATACAATAAGGTGTTGCATAAGACACATGACTGTGTATAATTAGTTTTAGGTTAATAATAAAACGGAGCATAACATGAGCAGAATTGGAAATTACCTTGTCGGTAAAAACGAAGAAAATGAAGACGATTACATGGCATCAATTATTAATAAAGAAAGTGACTACACATTTAATGAAGTGCAAGAAATGTCTAGCAATCAGTTTAGTGATTACTTTTACAGATGGATGGATGAAAATACTAACGATTAAGGAGTTTTTTATGAATGTTTTAAGAATGACTAAGAAAAACAGTTTGGAAGAAAACCCAGAATTAAGCCGCATAGCTACTGAATGGAACGATAAGTTTGAAGTGACTCGAACCATTAGAAGGGAAATAACTGACGCAGAAGCTAAATTGGTTGTAGCGAATGAGGATTTTCTTAAAATTAACAAAGAATGGGAAGATTACGAAAAACTAAACGGTACGCCTAAATGATTAGTGCAGCCGTAATGTGTTTGGCTCTTAACCTCTACTTTGAGGCTAGGAGCGAATCAATCGCAGGTCAGCTTATGGTTGGCTTTTCTACAATGAATAGAGTTGCAGATAGCAGATACCCTGATACAGTATGTGAAGTGGTAAAACAAGCTCGGTACAATGCTTGGAGCAAAGACCCTATTAGACACAAGTGCCAATATAGCTGGTTTTGTGATGGAATGTCTGACAAGCCAAAAAATGAAAAGGCTATGTTAGAGGCTACAATACTAGCTCAACATATTTATCACAAGACGGTAACTGATATATCACAGGGAGCAACACACTATTTTGCAGATTGGATTGAACCGCCAAAATGGTCTGCTAATATGACATTAGTTAACCATATAGACCAACATTTATTCTATCGCTAGAGGTATGAAATGAGTGCAAAAGACAAACCAGTAAGCAAACCAATGAGCCAGCAATTTGCTGATAACTATGATCGCATTTTTGGCAAAGAAGATATGCCGCTAGGTCAATCAAAAAAACCTAAAGATCGTGTTGATCTTGGGTTAAGTCCCAGCACCATAATTGAAGAGATTGACTGCACAGGCAAAGACAAATGATCTGGAGTTACACTCAGACAAAGTTACTTAAAGATCAGTACGGTAAGTTGCCAGTAGCGGCCTTATCGTCACTGCTCAATAAATCACCAAACGCTGTGCGTATAAAGGCTAATAAAATGGGCTTAAAGTCCAAGCTGCAACACAAGGTCAAAATACCATTAAACACGATTATTAACTTTAGGAACATGGGCTACAGCGCAAGAAAAATAGGCCGTCTAATCGGCTACACACATCATGGCGTATTATACGCTGAACGGAATCATTACATAGGAAGGGATAAAGGATGAGCATTGTATTTAAACCAAAACTAACTTTTAATTTTGCTAGCGGTAAAATGCAACCAAAAACTAAGACATTTTCACGCTCAAACATTTATTGGAAAACTACTGAACTAACTAATCTGGTAGAATTACGCTCCATTGGATTGTCGTACAAAGACTGCGCTAAACTTCTAGGTAGGTCACAATCATCTTGTGTAGCAGCAGCAGATGCTAATGATTTGCACTCTAGGATAGCCAAAAAACGACAACAACTAATAAATCAGGCATTAAACAATGACTTTGAAACAAAAAATAGCGCAACAGCAGCAAATTAATCAATTAAAGATTGAAATGGAGGCTTATGATGATGCGGTTAAAGGTGGAAGTAAATTTAGCAAGTATTACGAAACTAAATCTGCCGCTATTAAAGCCAAGATAGAATCTATTTCAACTTAATCCCACCTAGCTTGCCAGACATTAGTTTGGTGAGCAATCCACGCATACCGAATTTCACGATATACACACCCAATACTAGGTATTGATACCAATCAGGCATAGCAGAAAATGATTCAAATGCTGCTGAAACTTCTGCTTGATAGCCTAAAAAAGAAGCTGCTATAGGAACCAGTAACAAAGCAATCATTATTTCATCTAAAAATGATTTATCCATTTGTTGCATTGCCACTAAGTCAAGATTAAAGTCTTGTGTCTGACCATCATCAGCCAGCTTGTTAGCTGCTCTAGCACCTGCTGTCTTAACGTCTGCTTCTGCTTGTAAGCCTACAATAGCTGCTGCTGACTTAGCCTTTGCGACTTGGTTCTTACCTTCTAGGTATGTCTTACCAATACTTGCTATTGGATTTAAAAAGCTTAGAAAACTCATTAGTAACTCCAGACAGTGGGCCGTGAATAGCCGCTGGCTTT